AGTATCGGAATACGCCGAATACAGGTTGGATGCTTCGCTCTTTCTGCCGATAAGCCAAGTAACGAAGAACATCAAAATGGTTGTCTTGCCGACACGAGGGGGCATAGAGATAAACAATTCGTCTAACTCGTCATTGGTAAGTTTCTGCAAAGCATCGACTACCCGTTTGAGAACTCTACGCCGTGGTTGATAAAACCGTTCCTCCGGCTTACGATTTATTTCGAGATAGAGGAGATAAGAGTCAAAAAAGTGTGGCGCATCAAAGAGCAGTGTCTTTTTGTAGAGTTCAAAGAAACCCTCAACATTTTTTCTGCGCTTTATTGCCGCCGAGATCTTCTTTCTCAATTCCTCGTTGGTTGAATGAGCAAGTGCAAAATCCTCCTGCTCAATATTCCGACAAAGCGAGAACAAGTCCTCGTAGGCGGTAATATCCGCAGGGGTCTTTTTTATTTTTGAGAAAATTTTTGCGATCAGTGATTTATTCATTGCTACCTCCAAAAAGAAAGGGACTACCTCTACTGAGATAGTCCCTGTTGACTGTTTACACACACCCTGTCGTATGTGCCGAATTATTTATTTTTGGGTACTGCTACCCATTCTTCATCCTCGACATCTACCGTATATTTCCCAAAACCGTCATCGTAAGTTTTTCTCCTATATCGGACTTTTCTTTCGACTTTCTTGCCGTCTTTATCCAATTTAGCACCCGTAATGACACCAACGATAACGGTTACAAGCAAATAAACGATAATCGGTGTTATGATTGCTATAATCATTTTATCTCCTCTCTATACATTCCCGCAAATACGAATAAAAAGCATTGAACTCTT